TGCCGTAGCAGCTCGGCGATCTAGTTCACAGTTGGCATTACCGAGACATTCGTCCAACGCCGGTTTCGTCGGAGTCGTACCCGTAGTGGTGCCCGTGGGTATGTCCCACTCGACCAGCGGCTTGTCATAAATCGGGACGGGATAGGTCGAGCCGCCGATGGTCCGGATGTAAGTGTCAATACCTATGAGTTTCGTACCAGTCGGACAGTTACCAACCGGCGCAGGATACGAGGACGGGTTCGCAGTCTTATCCTTGTCCCAAAACTCCGGACCGGAAAACTGAGGAGTCTGAAGTGTGCCGCCACCGGAACAGGTGAGCTGCGTGCGCATCTGGCGTCGTAGACCGGACACATCGACGGCAGCGTTCGCTCTCATAGCACCGTAAACCGGTGTGGACTGAAAACTACCAGTAACCCCGGAACGAGCAGTCCAAACAAGAGTTTCACCCGGAACGAAACCACAAGTAGGGTTGGCTTCACACGCAGCGGTGACGTTTATGGAGCCAACGAGATTCTGAGACGAAAACGGGACGCGAGCGTCTTTGGCCGTACCGGAATAATTGTTATTTACATTGAGTGGCGGTTTGGCAGCGTCAGCAACAACGGTGTGCTGCACGTCATAAAAAATGGCGTTATTGCCGTAAGTGCCGGAAGCAAGGCGAAACGCAGTCAGATTCGTATTGCTGAGGTTCGGTAATTCAGACGAACCGGCAGTCAGATAACTCTGACCGTTACTAAACGTCTCAACACCACGACTCCAGTTGTTGCCGTCCGCTATCGATCCTGGCGGGTCTTGTGACGGAAACAGCCAGTTGAGACCCTGATAGGTGCCATAGGCGACTGCAGCAACGCCAGCAGCGGCAAGGGCAACAGTTCCACCCGTAAGGGTGACACCAGAGGTCACAACGGCACCAGCACCAACGGTGGTACTGCCGAGGGCGGCGGTTGGAATTACTACGGAGGGGTCGCCGACAAACGCGCTCGCAGCCTTTGGCGGTGGAATGACCACGAAAGATGCAACAACGAGGAGAGCCGCCAGCCCGCAAAAGAGGCGTTTCATGGTTTCCTTTGGAGTTGGCTAGCCGGCGGGACTGCGGGAGGGTGCCCCGCCGGCTAGTGAACTACAGGGGTCAGGCTCCGGCCTTGCCCTGTCCAGCCTTGCGGATCTTTGCGATCCAGCCGGTGACGAATGGGTACGCCTGAACGAGCACAAATGCGCCCACGACCGCTGCGCCAACGGTGGCGATAGCGGTAGTTACGTCAGACTCAAAACCCGTGAAGAGTGAGAGGTCCATAGTGGTATTCCTCCTTCCTATTTTTCCGGGCAGCTAAGAAGCTGCATGTCGTTCCATCGGTGCGGCAAAGAAATACCGCCCTGCTGATCTCTAGCCATGTTTCCCCTGCGCTGCTTTCCTCAAACGAGCGATCCAATGCAGCAAAAAGGGGAACTGACTAAACACGTAGACAACGGTCGTGGCGGAAACCACCGCGGCAAGTGCGACGGCAGTAATTCCGACGCCTGCACCTGCCCCCCAGGAATCGACAACTTCACCGAAAGGGCTCACATGGCCCCCAAGGAACCAACGAACCAGCCAACGATGACGCAGAAGAAGACCGGCATCACGAAGCGACCTCACGCAGTCTGCGTACAGAACCCATCACAAACTGAAAACTAAAAAGAGCCACAGCTGCGGAACCCATAAGCGTCGCTACTCGTTCGGCGACCTCAAAGACTGTCATCCGAACCGCCTTCGCAGCATCGCGCAAAACCCAAGCCACAAAGCCAACGCCGAGACGGGCAGCACTACGGCAGCTAGCGCGATGAGTCGCAGAATGTGCGCCATCTGATCGCCGTCGAAAATACCAATCATCGTTCACCGTTCACCGCAACCGCACTTGTCCCAATCGTGCCCAAATCGCCCATACCGCTACGACGATCGCTAGCAGGGCCGAGACTTGGACGATCTCCATGTCTGTCGCGGGTAAAGAGTTCGCGGCGGGAGTAACCGGCACCGAAGTAGTCGTCACCGCCGGTGTCGAGGTCGTGACTGGCGTCGTAGTCGTAGTCGGTTGCTGTCTCACCATCTGCCCACCCAGCCGCCGACACATAAACCACCGAGTTCGAGGTAGCTTGGCTTGACGACGCAGCCAACGCAGAAGCCACCGCAGCGTTCACGGCTTTCTTCTTGGACCACCACTTTCCCGTGGCTGCGCCCACCAAAAACGCGACTACAACCGGTTGCCACACGGTCAGTGTTTCTCATCCGGATACAACTTGCACCACACGGCCCGTTGATCGAGTTTCGACACGCCATCATTGGTTCGGACCGTGACGTTCACCCCGAGCTGCACAACTACGCCGAAAGGGTCACCGTGCAAAATCGCCCGATGGTCCGGAAGCATTTCCGCGAAACAGTCGTCGGTCAGTTTGAGGGACTCAATACCGGAACCAGTCGCTACCACGAGGGTCCGAGAGATGCCAGAGGGTCCACCCCTGTCCGAAAGATCGTACGGGTTCTCTCCAAACGAGACGACCCGACCGGTGCATTCCAACATTTACAACCTCCAAAGATTTACTCGGTCCGGACCGAGTGGGATCGCTGGACCGATCCACCAAACACAGTACAGAACAAACGCCGGAAATCCAAGTTATGTTTACTAGTGCGCTAACGGCTGCTCGGGCTGGACCCCGACCGGTCGGAAGGTGGTCGGCGGTAACAACCTCCCGCCGACCACCAGCGCAGCACTAGGCACCCAAAATGCGGGTGCCTGGTACTGCACCGGACGTGGAAATGGCATTACTACCAAGCGGCCTTCGGCCGGAGCCTGCCGCACGCCTTCGGCGCTTGCCTTGCGCCCAAAAAAATCGCCGTCCCGCCGATGTTTTCCGTCCGCTCAAGGTGCCGACGCAGAATCGTGGGGTGAACGAACTAACAAAACGGGCTGTGTGGTTGTCCGAAAGCGCGACGAAGCGGGAACCCATGAATGGAGTTCTGGCCGAACTGGCGCTCGTGTGTCGGTCGATCAGACGCGCATACGAATCGGGACACGCGCACACCGATCCGTCGGGATTCCCTGAATCAGGCGTTGGAGAAGAACGCCAATCGTCCCCGTCCGACGCGCAGTGAGCCATACATCGGCCGCGACATCGAAACTCGCCACAGTGACCGAACCCGAGTTGTCAGCTGCTCCCTCATCGTCATCGACAGTCGTGACACCGAGTCGATCTTTCAGACCTCGGGACCACACGACGAACCGCCGTCCTTTGGTGCTGCGCTCGTACTCGATCCAGCGGCTAAGCCAACGCTGCTCGTCATCTTCGGATTCCATAGCCAAACCGAGAATTGCCTGAGCGGTTACGCCTCGGCCCTTCTTAATGTCAGCTCGTGTCAGCTCAAGCGATACGTCCCAGCCGTTCGGGTCCGATACGTACTCGGCTACAGAGTGATCGTCTCGGGGTTCGACGACACGCACATCCAACGAGACGCCGGGAATGTATTTGCCCGCGTACCCGTGAGTGACGAACTGATGATGCCAGGCACCTCCGACACGCTCGGCCAACTGGGCCGCGATCATGTCCGACGGCGCAGTCTCGCCCGGTGATCCAATCACCAACGCGTGAACGTGTGGGTGCCAGCCGTTGTCGCCATGGGTGACCTCAATGGCACGAATAGTTCCCAAAAGTCCGAAGTCCTGCCGTAAAGCGCAACCAGCTCGTCCGCTCCAAACTGCCGAATACATCGACTGCAGCCGATCCATCACATCGGACAGCGACTCGTGGCTCCGGTGGGGAACTGTCGCCGTGACGAAAAACACTGGTGCGCCAATCAGATGGGCATTCTGAATACCCTTCGCGATCTCCTTGGCCCGACGGGCTCTGATGTTGGGAGCACACACCGGGCACGCCCACACTGAAGCGCAGCGGGCAACACGCGACACCGACGCGCGACCGTCCGCGCCGATGTCCACGTGAACGGACCCGCCGAGATTCGTCATGCACCGCGTCGCGTTCCTTGCTGATCCCAGTCGAGCAGCGTACTCAGAACGGAACCGGAGCAACCGAAAACGTCTGCGCTGCGCTTCCCATGGGGTCATCGTGACGCCCGGCGTGGTGACGAAGCGGCTGGCGGGCGGGCTTGCGCCCGTCCGTCCGCCTGTTCGTCGATCACGTATGGCACCCACGCCTCGGCCTCAGTGGGAATTGATGCGTCGGACGGCTTGTAATACTGCGGCGACCAAACCTCTCGACCACCCTCGTCGGGCGATTCATGCGCAGTTGCTCGGTGGAGCCTGCCCGGCTTGATCGGTTCGCACACCCAAACAGTCGTCACCAACTGGCGGTAGTGCGTAGCGACCCGCGTCCATGCTTGAGTTGTGGAAATGACGCAAATGCGTCGCTTCCGGCACAGCGAGAGCCACCGAATCAATCGACGCTCAACGTCAGGCGTCAAAAGGCCCCGACTGGACGGTGCAATCAAGTGCACCTCGTCAATAAGGACCACGCAGTCCCTCAGCGATTCCAAGGTGTCCCAGTCTGCGACGCAACGCCACGGTTCAGGCCACCCGGCGCCAGTTGTTACGAGTTCCCTACCGGTGTCGCGTGCCAGTCGTTTCGCGCGCAGCGCGCCATACGTTGTCTTGCCAGCACCGAGGCGCCCTACGACCAACTCGACCCGTCCCACAACGTCATCGGTGACCATCAGCGGTGGACTAGCTGCAGCTTGTAACCATGCTGGCGCCCAATTACGCCACGGTGACTGGTTCACCTTAAATTGCCTCACGTCATCCCCCCCTAGTAGGTAACAAGTTGTAAATCCACAACAACGCCCGGCCCGTTAGAAGTGCAGCGCCAACCAGCAACGACGCGACAACCCACGCAGTCAAATACGTGTGGAATCCAAACGGGAGCGGTATCTCAAGGCTGACCGAATCAGGCCACGGAATGGTGATGTCGGGAAACCATCCGATCACCCAATCGACCAACAGATTCGTTGCTTGGAGCACCCAGACCCAGATCACAGGAACTTCGCAACCGAAATAGCGAGCAGCAAATACAAGCTGATAACCGCAGCGATCACGAACCAAGCAGGCAGTGAGTCAGTGTCGAGGTCTTTGACGCAGAACTGTTCGCCCATGATGTTCGGGCACGGCAACGAGGTGGAGTTTCGCCACCGAACAAAACCGATGTTGGACTCCTGGACTGTTGCCACGCCGCCAGCGATCCATTGAACCGGCGGGTCCGCCTGATGCCCCTCAAGGTCGGCGAGCACGTTGTCCCACGCGGCGCCGTCCGGTACGAACAACCAACTGAACGCGCACTTGATGGGTTTCAGCACCCACTCTGCGGGGTTCAGCCATCCCCACCCGCTCGGCCAACATTGCGCAGACGTTCCATCAGTGTCGGGCACGCAATCCGTTGTTTGCCCTGCTGGGCACGGCACGCAGCCAGAACCACCGAGACACGGTGCGATGGTTGTCGTCGTAACAATCGTCGTTGAGGTCGTGGTAGTCGAGGTCGAGGGATTGACCGCGGTCGTAGGTGTCACCACCTCGGTCGTCGTAGTTACCGGCTGGGCTTGTAGCTGCAGGGTGGTGGTCTCATCGCACCATGAGATCGGCACAGGGTTACCACCCCACAGACAGGACTCAGGCGCAGT